TCAAATGTATATATGTTAATGCCTGATTCAGAAACTCCTATTAATTCTATATTTTGTTTTAATCTAATATCCGATGGGTCATTTTTACCACCGTTATCGCTTTTATCATTACCCGTTAGGTTATTGTTCGAATTTACTTTATTTATTGTTTTAGATATTTTTTTACCATCTAATACAATCATCACTTCCCCACCAGTATTGCCATATGCTGCAGCCATTATACCTATTAAACTATTCACTTGGTCATGCAATGCCGAATTTGATGTTGGTAATCCTTTAGTATTTGTAATAGCTTTGGTTTGGAGCATAATTGCTGCGGTTTGTTTTGCAGAATCAACTTTTGCTTGGTCTATAAATCCTTCCGTTTTAGTATTTGTTGGTCCAAATATTTTTTGAAGTTGAACACCCATTAACATACCCGTCATACCACCGGCTAATGCAGAACCCTTTGTGCTTGTTCCTGTTGCTCCAGGAGTAGCTACTTTTGCACCGCCGCCTGCTGGTGCTGGTGTGGATTTCGGTGCAGAACCACCTCCGGCAGGTGCTGCAGTAGGTGTAGCTGCCGCTTTTACTGCTTGGCCTGTTCCCACTATTGCAGATGCTTTTGATGATGTACCAGCTGCAGAAGGTGCCGATGCTCCTCCGCCGCCGCCTGTAGGTGCAGCTTGAACTGCTGATCCTGGTTTACCAAATAATCCCAATGTACCAACTAAAAATTCACCCAATGCGGTTGGTACTCCAGGAAATAAATCACCTAACCAACCAAATACGGTTGAACCCAATGTGCTTCCTAACATTGCACCAATTGGACCTAAAAATGCGCCCCCAACTGCACCTCCTAAAATGGAACCAACTAAACTCGTAACGGTTCCACCTACATTTTTATAAAGTTCTGGTAATGGGCCTTCATTCATTGCTACCATTGCCGATAGGTCTTTATACATACTGAATCCTGCTAACGCACTTCCTAATGGTCCGGCTACCTTACCGGCAACAGAACCTAATATTTTTAACACACCACCACCTTTAGAAACAACATTTCCTAAAAACTTCTTTGGATTAAGTTTATCCCAAAAACTCATTTTAGGAGTTGAAATAGGTGCAGCTGCAGGAATTTTTGGTGCAGGTGGAACAGATGGTGCCGCAGGTGCTGCTAATTTTGGCGCAGGTGCTGCAGCTGGTTTCGGAACTGCACCTCCTCCACCTCCACCGGTTGGTTTTGGTGCAGCTGCCGCAGGTCCGCTTGGTGCACCACCTGCAGGTGCAGCTTTAACTTGTTGTAATGCTTGCTGCGATGTCATACCAGGATTCTGAGCCTTCAATTGTGCAACTTGTTGTGCTCTTGTTGGTGGTGCCGCAGGTGTTGCTGATGCAGGTCCACCTGTTACAGGCGCCGGTCTTGATTGCATTGCAGTGTTTCTTCTTTGAGCTGAACTTTGTTTATTTGTATTTGTTCTACTCCTACTTCTTCCACCTTTTTTACCTTTTTTGCCTGGTAGCATATCAACCAAATCTCCTAATGCACTAAATCCACCACCAGCACCAAATGCTAATAATGCAGGGATAAGTTGTGTAAGTATAGTATTTCCTAAAGTGGCTAATTCTTGTTGTAAATCAATTTCTTGTCTTTTTCTATCGAATGATAAATCGTTTTCAAATTGTTCCTTTGCTTTTTGCTGGTCTAATTCAAATTGTTCTCTATCTTGTTCTAATTGCAATTGGAAATTTGCAGCTGCAGCTGCCTGTTGCAATGCAAATTGTTGATTTTCTAACGATATCTGTCTTGCAGTTTCTGCTGCTAAAAGGTGTTTATTTGCAGCATGTATACTTGCTTTATCTATTTTATTTGCAGCAGAATCTAAAGCTTCGGCTGATTTTCCACCTCCTTTACCAATCTTTGTTAGTTCACCCAAATCCATACCCGTTGCCTCTTGCAATGCTTGCTTTTGGAACATATCCATTTGAGCCGGGTCTAAACCTTGTGCTTGCAATGCTTGCATTGCACCGGTTGTATCACCTTCTGCAAATTTAGCTCTTACTTCGGAAAGGTCAACTTGCTTACCTAATAAAGCGGATAGTTGCATTTCTTTTTTGATACTGTCCTTATAGTTCAATACCATACTTTGTCCTGCTTTAGCTATCTTAGAGAACGATACACCCAATGATGTTGCGTATGATACTTGCTTTGCTAATGCCTTTCCACTATTTATATTCATTTCTAATGCAATCTCACTTGCACTAGCCATTTCTTTCATTACTGCCGCAGGATTAAGGTCTAATTGTTCTGCCATTGCCTTAACACCTTGCATCATATTTGCTGCGGTATCCGCAGTTGCACCATCCATTAATCTGAATGATTCTGATATATCAGTTGCTTCTTCTGCTCCTATTCCTGCAAATTTAGCAAATGTTGCCATTTCAGCACCTAATATAGCAGATTGCTTTCCACCTACACCCATTTTAGATGCAATTGTTACCGATGCTCCTGCAATACTATCTGCACTAATTCCTGCGTTTTGTAATTCATTTGCTGCAAATCCAAGATTAGGAAGTGCTTTACCAAAATATGCCATACTAGCCTCACTCTTAAAGGTCATTGCTGACTCTTTTTGTTTGTTGGCCATAGTAATACCATGTCGTTTGGCTTCGTATTGTTGGTCTAATGCAAATGATTTTTTCTTAAATTTCTCATCAGTTTGGAATTCCAATCTTTGTAATGGTTGGGTAACTTCATTAAAAGTTGCTCTCTTACCTTCCTGCTCTATATCCAAACGGTCTTTAATACCAGGTAATGCTTTTTTAAGTAAGCCACTTTCGTTTAAGAATTTACCTGCGGCCGCTCCTAATGCAGCGAGAGCACCTGCAAACCCCACCTTACCGAATTTACTAAATACATCCAATAGTTCCTTACCCATCGGTAACATACCACCAAGTTGCCCCTTAATTTCTTCAAATCCGGATTTAATATCTCCAGCTCTTTTGTTCACAGCTTGTAATTTGTTTCCAAATTCATTGGCATGTGTTATCATCCCTTCTATTTCTGTAGCAACTTTTTTACCTTGTTCTGTTGTAAATTTTAAAGATTTTCCTACATCATTGAACGCTTCCTCTTGTTTTTTTATTAGTTCAATAGCCTGTTCTTCTGATACATTCTTTTCAGCAACCTGTCTTTGTATATCGGCTATTGATGTTGAATATTCATTATATGCTTTTTTATATTTTTGAATTTCTTTTAATTCATCCTGATGTAATTTTTTTCCATCACCGATTGCTTTATTTACATTTCCTAAAGAAACTTCTAAATTTGCAAAACCTGTATTTATTTCTTTTTGCGTTTTACTTGTTCCTTTAAAGGCTGCATTCATTTTTTCCAATCCCTTTACTAATTCGGATTGGTCACTAACCATACCTTTGGTTTGTTTTCTTAATTGTTCAACCGCTTTTGTTTGTTTTTCAACTTCCGTTCTAGCTTTTTTTGATTGTTTTGCGTTTTCTTCAAGTCCTTTACTTACCGATTGAATACCTTTAGCGGCTTTATCGTAATCCGCTATCATTTTCTTTCTAGCATCGAATGCTTTCTTTTCATTATCACTCATTATAGAGTAATAAGATTCCCATTGTTTTGTATATTCGACAGCAGCATCATACTCAGCTTTATGTGCAGCTTGAGTTTGCTTCATTAAAGATAGGTTGTCCAACATTAACTGTCTGGACTTCTGTAATGCTTGTAATTTTTTTTCTTCTGCTGATGCCATTATTTAGGAAAAAATTATTTCTTCTTATTAATTCTTCTATTAATAGATTCTTCCATGTAACGATTTAAAGCTTTGTATATTTGTGTATCTTTTACATCCATAGCTTTTACATTCTTTCCAAGTCTAGAACTAACATCTTTATTGTATCTGTCCAATCTATCATTAAAATCACCAAATACAGCAGCCAATTCATCATCATGCTTTTTTAGAACATCTAAAAAACTATCTTCTTTTTCTTGTGCCTTTGCTCCTAAAAAGCCATTTATCAATCTTTTAACAAAAGATACTTCATATAAATATTTTCTATTAGACATAGCTAGGTTGTTTACTATAAATATAACTTATAATATAAAATGGAAATTATCTTCTCCTTGTTTTAGAAGATGTTGTTGTTTTTGATTTAGCCAATATTTTATCGTTGGCTTCTTTTTCTTTTTCTTTTGCTTCTATTAACTTATTCCAATAAAATTCTCTTAAACGAATTGGCATAAAATAAACATCATGCCATGTAAAACTACCATTGGAGTAGTATAGCATTTGAAAAATCTTATCATGTAAAATTATAGAATAATTACTCGGTAGGATAAAAAAAGTCACTCCCAAATGGTATAGGAAGCGCCTCCGTTTCGCCCGTATAAGGTGATGTATATTCGAATTTAAAATCCAAATCAGGTGTTACAGATGCGATATATTTTCTCAATTCTTTAGAATCTCTTGCTTGCAATTTGTTAGTTACAAAATTACTGATATATCCCATATCTTTATTACCATCAACTTCGGTGATAACACGTCTATATCTTGATGTGATTTCATTACTTTGTTTAGTAATTTTTTCAGAAGCTTCTACATCTTTTGTAATTGCAGCTTCATCACCATGCGTTAATAACTTAAATTTTATTTGAGATTTACTATAAGGTAATGTGTAAGTAAATTCATTTCTTCTGTTCAATAAAGAATAATCAACTTCTTTGATTTGAATTTTTGAAAGGTCTACTGACCATTCTACTTCTTCTCCGTATTCTTTATCGGTTACCTTAATTTTATATTCCGGTCCATATGCCAACAATCTAGTTGCAATAAGAATTGCGTTCTTATCACCCAATAAAAGGTCATCAACTCTAACACCAGGTTCAATTAAAACGGATTCTAATAATTTTTCAATTACTTGATTTCTTTTAATTAAGTTTGGAGAAGTAAGAATATCTTCTTCTTTTGCAGTTAATAACTTAATTGTTACCTCACCTTTTGCTAATGGTGAATTTTCAGGGTAGCAGAGTCCTTTTGATGGTAATGCTATAATTTCTGTTGGGAAATCGTAAGTTTTAGTTTGTGTTGTAACTGGTTGTCCCAATCCTCTCGTAACTTGTTGTTCAATGTTTTGTTCCATATTAGTATATAACTTTGTTTATTATATATATTCTCTTTTTAAAAAAATAAAAAGGGGATAACATTTCTGTATCCCCTTCTTTTTATAATTTTTAATTAAATTAGTATTCTAATATCGCGTAATCGTATGCTAAAGTTAATTCAATTGAAACTGGATCATTTGATGCCCAATCCAACTCACCGAAGTTTGCTGAAGTGATAAATGCACCTTTTAAAGTCCATTGTTCAACTTTATCACCTACTGGTCCTAATAAGTAGAATGTGATATCTTTCTTGTAGAAAGCTGCGTATCCATCTCTACCTGTTAATGACTCATGCGATGTTCTAATCCACTCCATAACTTGCTGTGCTCCTGATGGAACAATTGGGTCATAAAGAGTAATATTAACATC